CCGGGATCGGCGGCTGCGGGGGCGGTGGAAGGCTCGGTGCCGGCGTTACTGGTGTTCCAGTGGCGCAGGACGTCAGCCCCCAGACGCTGCTGAGCAATATCAGTGCGGGCAGCCAACAGCTGCGCCAGTGCCTGCTGCTGGCTGGCAGCGGTGCGGTTGATTTGGGCACGGGTCTGCTCCTGGTTCTCGGCAATGGTGTTGAGCCGCTCTGCCGCAGCGGCATAGTCGGCGGTGATCGTGCTGGCGGTGTCGGCCAGTTCACTGATCTGGTCGGACAGCGCCTGCAGCTGACGGGTCTGCTCTGCGGCCTTGTCGATGGCGGCGTTGCCGGTGGCCCAGCGGCTGCCGGCCCAGCCAGCCACACCGGCCGTGGTCACCAGCAACAGGCCCAGGGCAACCAGCAGCCACGGTGCTGCCTTGGTTTGTGCGGCAGTGGTCAGCATGTCAGGCTCCCCGGCCAGCCGGCGGCCAAATAGGCCGGCTCCAGCGTCAGCAGGATGCGGCGGGGGTAGCCGATGTTCTCCTTGTGGGCCCAGCCGGCGCGCACGCGGTAGGGCTCCACGGCGATCCAGTTGTCAGGGTCAGCGCCTCTGGACTGAGCCAGCCGGCGCTCGCGCGTCAGCCAGCCCTCGCCGCCGTTGTAGCTGCGCAAGGCAAATGCCCAGCGGCTGCAGTGCTCCACCTCTCCGGGCCCGGTACCCAGCGGTGCCACGCGGTCGTAGAGCCACTTGTCGTACAACGCCGCTGCCAGGATGGCCTGTTGTGCATTCCACGGGTCAAACCCGCGCAGCTCTGCTGGGTAGATGGTCGCCATCCACGCGGCCGTTGCCGGCATGAACTGGGCAATGCCTTGAGCACCGACGGCAGACTTGGCATCAGCCCGGAAGGCAGATTCCTGGTGCAGCTGCGCTGCCAGGCGGGCACTGTTGCCATCCACTCCCCAGGCACGGGCCACGGCTTGCTCCACCCGGTGACGGTAAAGGGCACTGGCCGGTGCAACCCGCACGGTGGGGTTGGTGTCCGCCAGGGATACCGACGCAGGCACCGCGGGCTGGGCGATGGGCGGTTGTCCCGGCAGAGTCAGGGGGATGCTCACCAATGCCACCGGCTCAGGCTCCACAGCAGCAGGCGGCTGTGTGGCGCAGCCCATCAGGGCAGCAATGATGGCCACCAGCAGGAAGCCAGCCAGGAACCAGCCGATGCCGTCCAGGCGGCTGGGCTGGCGGCTCATCCAATCAACCCGGCGGCGATCATGGCCGCAGCGATCAACACGCCCTTGCGGCTTTGCGCCATCGAGCGCTCGATGCCGTCCAGCGTGCGTGGGTCAGCTCCGGGGAAAGCCGCCTTGTCCAGGGCAAAGCCGATCACACCGGCCAGCAACACCTTGGACGCGGCCCACACGTAACTGGCCAGCAGCAGGGGGTTCCACAGTGCTACGAGGAACAGCAGGCACAGGCTGAGCAGGAACATCAGCCGGATGTAACCGATGCGGCCGGCCAGCGTTTCAACGGCAGAAAACAGACGGGTGATGCGAGTGATCATGGCGCGGCTCCGTTCTTGGATAGGGCCGGCACCGGGCCATCCTTTGGCCCGGTGCCGGGTGCCGGCTGCCACCAACAACCGGCACAGACAGAGTCGCGTTCAGCCCCTGCAGGGTGGGATTAACCTCCGCTGGTGCCAATAAAAAACCCCGCCTGAGCGGGGTTTGGTACTTATCCTCGTGCCAGCTTTACCTCTGCTGAGAGCCTGGCAGATGCCTCTTCTCTTCGCCGTAGCGCATCTTGGAAGTCTGTGGCCCATTGGCCAGGCTTGCTGGTGACAATTGAACTTGCAGTTCGGTGGAAGTGCTCATCGGCAAACATTGCTTCCCTGATGGCTTCCTTCAACTCGCCATCTGGAAGCGAGTTGATGATATCGGCGTATTTCTTAGAGAGCTTTTGTCCACTCTCGTGGATGAGGTAGACCAACTCCGTGAGGTTTGTGGGCGACCCGTCGAGCTTGATTCCCTTGGTAACCAGTTCGATGTTGGCTGCCACGAGCTTAGCGCTGATGGATGCTTCGATACCAAGGACACTGATTTCTTGCAAGGTTTCCTCGGACAGAGTGCTGGTAGCTTCTACCGTTGGCGATGCCTCACCTTGAACGTCTTCAACAGCAGGTTTAAAGCAGCCTGTAAGAGCTATGACGGACAAGCCCACTACCATTGCAAACCTATTCACAGCTCACTCCCCGAAGTCGAGCCGCCCCTGCCGGCGTGAGATATACAGCTCTCGCTGCTGCTTGCAGATGCGGTAAATGTGGATGTCGCTCAGCCCGTACTCCTGGGCCAGCGCGTCGATGTTACCGCGCTTTGCGCGCTGCCAGATCTCGGCATCACGCAGTGCCAGGCGTAGGCGATCCCCGCGCGGGAGGTACATCATTCTCCCACCCGCGTATTCCGCTTGTGCAAGCACCCCGGCCGTTGCCAGCCGGGGTGCATCGTCTTCGGGGATGCCCTGCCGCTTCAGGGCCGATGTCAGCACCGCAACCATTGCGGCAAGTGTCGGTGCCCAGCGGTCTGCCGGCAGGTCCAGCGCGGCCTTGTCCACCAGCGCGGCAGCTTCCTGCCCACTGGGCATGCCCAGTAGGTCACCCTGGTTGTGGTTGCTCTGCTGGTTCATTGGGGCTCCCGTGCTTGGCTTGCGCAGCCGTTCTTTCCGCCTGGGCTTCTGCGTCTGTGAACTGCCCCATCCTGACCATATGGTCGATCCAGCTCAGTTTCTGCTGCAGGGGCGATTCGTGATTCGGGGACGGCGTGATGCCAGACTTTCCCCCCATCGTCAAATGCTTTCCGATAGCCGGCTGATTACTGCGCTGCGCATCCAATGCAGTTGCGCCTGCATCGGCCAGGCCATAGACGGTGTCCAGCAGCAGCTGGTGCGACTCCAGCGGGAGCACCAGCTGGTCGCGTTTGGCCAGCAGCTGTTCGATACCGGCAGCCCATAGGGCTGGTGCGGCCGCACGTAGCAGGGTGCCTGGCGGGCCGGGGCGCACCTTGCCACTGGTGGCCAGCTCGGCCACGTCCGCTGCCAGCTTCGCTGCACGCGCCAGCGGCAGGCTGGTGCGCTGCGGCTTGAACAGGCCCAGGTAGTTCAGCACGGCCCGGCCCAGCCCCTGCGGCAGGTCGGCCACGGTCAGTGCCAGGCGCTTGCCATCGTCTTCAACAAAGAAGGCGCCCAAGGGCGCCCTCGTTCCACACTCAGGGCAGCTGCAAAGCATCATTGCCTCCTGTTTGCGTCAATCTGCAGCGCACTGACCAGCTTGTGCAGCTGGTCGTGCTTGAGCCATTCCACCCGGGCCACCTTGAACATCTGCTTGGCAGTGTTGTGGGCGTAGGACCAGGGGCGGCCGGCATCGGCCAGCAGGGCCTCCACCTTGCGCAGCATCGGGGTCATGTCCTTGGGCTTGCCGGCCCAGGCTCTCCTGCCGTCCTGGTGCTTGTCCTTGAAGCCCAGCCGCACCAGCTCGGCAATCACGGCATTGCGTTCGGCCACGGTCATGTCCTTGCTGGAAGATTTGCCGGTGATGCGATTCAAAAGGGAGCGGTAGGTGGCATCGTCCAGCGCCAGGGCTTTCGCCCCGGCGTGGATGCGGGCCAGCTGCTGGCGGCGTGGGTCCCGCTGGCCGGTGGTCACTGTGAATCCTCCTTGTGGGCATCTGCAGCGGCCGGCTGCGGCAGCCGGGATGGCAGGTACAGCGGTTCAATTACCCGGCCGGCCAGGGCAAACAGGTTGCGCTCTTCGGCGGTGACCACAGCCACGCGCTGCTTGCCGTCAGTGGTGGTGCACAGCCATGCGTCAGGACGGGGCATATCAATTCTCCTTGGTGGTGCGCATAGCGCTGCGCAGGGCGTTCTGCCAGGCGGGGATGGGGGTGCCGTCAGCGGCTACCAGGGCGAGCAGGCTGGTGTTCTTCTCGTCCCGGACGATGCGGGCGCCGTTGACCAGCTCCATCCGCACGTCGCTGGTGCGGGTCAGGGGCAGGCGTTCGTCAGACATTGGCCACCTCCGGCTCAGCGGACTTTGCATAGCCAGCGCGGACCAGCTGAATGCTGCTGCAGGTCTTGGCCCAGTGCCTGCGAAACGGAGCGAAGGTATTGGCAAAAGGCGTGTTCCAGTGAATGGCCCTCTTGGCGTCTTTGTTGGCTTCGCGCTTGCCCCATACCTTCCTGATATCGGCAATTTGCTTTGCCGAGAACATGGCCTTCTTCCTGGGCAGGTAGAACTTCTTCCCCAGCTCGCTGTCGGCCTTGTAGTGCTCCCCCTTTAGGAAGCCGTCGATGTAGACGACCACCACATACTTCAGCCCCTTGTAGCGCTCTACGCGGGAGGTGATCTTGTGGCCGTCGATCAGGAACTCGGCACCACCGCTGTAAGGGTTGGCCAGGGAGGCGGCGACTGCCTCCCAGTCCTGCTTGGTCATATCAGCCATTGGCCACCGCCTTCTCCGCCACCTTTTCCACGAACCGGATAAGACCGGTTTCCTTCTCCCCCACGACTTTCCAGGGGAAGGCGTCCAGGCCGCGGGCCTCGATGTAATCGAGAGCCCGGCGGGCCTTGTCCAGGTCCAGCAGGCCGGTGAAGTCATCGGCCTTCGGGCTGAGGTCGTACCAGGCGGTATCGCCGCGCATGACCACGGCGGCATACATCTCCACGTCACTGCGGGAGGCGTCATCGGCGATGGCGGTGGCCAGCGACATCAGGCGGTCCAGATGGACCAGCTTGATCATTTCCTCGGCCGATTCGCCGCGGATCATCAGGGCGGTGGAACCCATGCTCAGACCTCCGACAGGGCAAGGTTGATGGGCTGGTAACGGCCCAGGGAGTCGCGCTCATACACGCGCACGTAGCTGGTGGTGCCGACAACCTGGACGGCTTCGGCAACCGCCTTCATGGCCTCCAGCCAGCGCTCGTCATGGATGTCCAGGCGGCGCAGGCCCAGCACCTGCCCGGTGCGGATGTTGCCCTGCTGGTCAACGCGGAAGGCATCGGTGACCAGCACCTTGAGTTCTTCGCGGGCGCCCTCGCTCCACTCATGCAGGCAGTCGTCAATCAGCTCCTTGGCCGCCTGCAGGCGCTCATCGAAGCGGATCAGCTCCTGGATCTGCCGCACCACCTTGTAGCGGCCGTCAAAGGACATCAGGCTCACGTTGCCCTTGTCGCCGCCAAGCTTGACGCCGTACTGCTCGGCGCTCAGGGAGACGAAAGCGGCCACATCGTCGAAGGTGCGGGCCTTGAAGGCGCGCAGCTCGGCATTCAGCGCCTTTGCGCGGGCTACCAGCTCCAGCACCAGCTCGTCGCGGGCCTGGTCAATCGGCTTGATGTTGGCCTCGGCCACCAGGCGTCCCTGGCGGTCCTGGCGGAATCCGGCCGGGATGGCCGTCTGGGTGTTGCTGTCATTCATCACTGCTGTCCTTTTCGTGCTCGTGGTCAGGGAAAAACTGTTCGGTGTGTCGGTGCAGTGCCTGCACCAGCCGGGCGCCCAGGTAGGGCGGCAGGTCGTCTTCGTCGTCGGGGATTGCCGGTGCCATCAGCGGTACCGGCTTTCGGTCACTTCCCATTCCAGGCGGCAGCCGTGGAAGGGGGCGGCCATGACGGTGCGCAGGGTGCTGCCCGAGCGTGTGCGCAGGCGCATGGCGCCACGCATCCAGGGCTCCCCGGCCGGGGTGTCGATCTGGATTACCGGGCGGTCACCGCCCAGGCTGATCTGGCGAGGGGTGATGTTGCGCAGGGCCAGTTCCTCAACAGCCGCGTGAGCGGTGTTCAACAGCCCTTTGAAACGGTCATACGGGGTGGCCCTACTGGCCTGCGGCAGTGCTTTCATCACGGTTGGGCTCCTTCCGATGTGGTTTCCAGATCCAGGCCAAACTGGCCGGCAAGATCGGGTACGGCTTTTTTCTTGAGCGCTGCGATCTGCTGCAGCCCGGTGTTGGCGCGGCTGAGCAGGAAGTGGCAGGTGCGGTTGAGTTCGCCGGCATTGGCAGCCATGAAGTAGCCGGACTCAGGGGTGGCACACACCGGCTTGCCCTCGATGCGCAGCAGCACCACGCAGTCACGCAGCCGGCGCTGGTCAGCTGTGCTGACGCGGCCGGTGATCGCCTCTGCCAGGGCTGCGGCCTTGATGCCATTTGCCGCGCCGATGCGACCCTGCAGTGCAGCCAGGACCGACGCGGGGTTGATCTCGTGTACATGCTGAATCGACATCGTGCGGCTCCTGCTCAGTAGGTTTGGCCCAGCTCCCGCAGCAGGCGGGCAGCGGTGCTGAAGGTGATGGCGCGCAGGGCTTGGTCCAGCTGGTGCCCAGGCCGCCAGCACAGGCCGGCGGCGCTCAGGTAGGGGGTCAGGCGGGGCGACACCACATCAGTGGGGATCCCCTTGGCCTTCATGCGGGCATAGATGCGCTCCCGCTGCGGTGCCGTGCAGGTCACCGTGGTCAGCGCGGAATTGGTGCTGCTGTGGCTCATTCGAACACCCCCAGTTCCCGGGCAGCCGAGCCGATGTCGTCGCAGCAGATGCGGCGGCCCTGGGCCTGCGCATAGGTGGCGGCCAGGCGCAAAACTTTGTTGAGCACACGCAGGGCGCCCGGCTTGGCGGCGATGTCGCGGATGCGATCGCGGCAGCCGGTGTCGTCAATTCCCCACGCCTTGATAATGCTGTCGGCATCGCCCACGGTGGCGCGCTTGATATGGGTCTTCTTGCCGACGCGCGAATACAGACGGTCCAGGTAGGCCGCGCGGTTACCACCGGTCAGCTGGGTATAAACCCGGTCATTACCGGCCAGCACCAGGCCAATATCGCAGCGGTCATTGAACCAGCGGATCTGGTCCAGCGCCTGCACAGTCAAATGCTGGGCCTCGTCAATAACCAGCAGGCCACCGGTGCCGCGCACTTTCTGCGCGATGGCACGCTGCAGGTACGGGGCGCTGCGCGCATATTCCCGCACACCTACCACCAGGGCGATTTCTTCCAGTGCGCTCAGCAACGAGGCAGTGGCCGCGGTCATTTCCACATGCCAGACGTTCGGGCTGATGGCCGCGTACTGTTCGATGGCCTTGGTCTTGCCGATACCGGCGCCGCCGACAATCAGCACCAGGTCCGCTGCCAGCTGGGCATAACGCAGGTCGCCCAGGATGCGGCGGCTGGTTGGCGTATCCACCCAGCTTGGTGCCTGCGGCAGCGATTCCGAGCCGGCCTTGTCGTCATAGGACCTCAGCCAATTTCTGACTTTCAGGCCCACTGCCTGCAGGTTGCCGGCGTAGCTGCCGCCCAGGAACTGGCTAAGCGTTGCCGAAGAAACTCCCGCTTCCTTGGCGATACGGGCCTGGCTGTAGCCATTGCCTGCCTCGCTGATCATGCGGATACGTTCGCGCAGATCCGACAGCTGCTCCGGGGACAGTTCCTCCTGGCGCTGTGCGGTGATCGACGTGACGTTGGTGGTTTCCATTGAATCTCCTTGGTGGATGAGTTTTTTCAGGTGGTAGGTCAGGGGTACTGCTCGATCGGTCCAAAGCGTCTGGCTGGGCCGGCGGATCTCGTCCAGGCGCTCCTGCCGTTGCCGCAGGCGGGCACCGGGCAGGCTGGCGCGGTCGCGGCGCAGGTCAGTGAGCCGCTTCATTCATCTCGACCTGCCGGCGTGTAGAAGCTGTTGCCAATGCGTTTGGCAGCCAGGCGCTCCATCAGTGATCCGAAGGCGGCCTGCTTGTCGTCGGTACCGGTGGCGGCCAGCTCCACCGGCTCCGGTGCGGGTGCACTGCGCGGGGTCTTGCCGAACAGCGGCGCCACAATGCCGGCCGGCGG